AAGGATGTAAGACGAAGGTGGATGCACTCAGGGCTTCCCTTGAACTGCTCGACGGCAGCAGCACGACATCCACCCACACCCATACGAACACGACGATCAACAAGACCATTACCGTTACAAACGGCAATGTTGCCCTGAATGCGAACGGCGGCATCTACGACGGCGCAATGCTCTCTTGGGTCGCAGAGGATGGCCCGGAGGCTATTATCCCGCTCGGCGCAGAACGCAGGGAACGCGGCCTTGAACTCTGGCTGCAGGCTGGTCAAATGCTGGGTGTTGCCGAGTTTGCGAACGGCGGCATCGTAGCACCTTACGCAAGTATGCTTGGCAATCTGCCTGACGATGATTTCGACGGCGGCAGCAATCCCGTGCCTGTACTGGCAGGCGGTGATGACTATGGCGGTGGCGGCGAACGGACGATCTCCGTTTCTGTCGATGCCAGTCCGTCCTATCATATCGAGGGCGGCGATTCCGACGATATTCTCGACAAGCTCAGAAGCAAGCAGAAGGAACTGGCAGAGCTTTTCGGTGGAGCAATCGCCGAACAGCTCGAAGACATCGTTGCAAATATGGTGTAAGAAAGGAGTCTGGAAATGGATTTTTACCTCACGGATATTGCTTCCGGCGACAGGCTCCGCATTCCTCTGCTGCCTGACCGGCTGAATATCAAAAGCGGAGCGATGACTGTTGCGTTCAACGTCATTGAAACCGGTGAAGTCAAGATACCCCGTGGCACTATGCTCACGGGGTATTCTTGGAATAGTGTATTTCCCGGGGAGAGCATGTCCGAATACTCTTTCGTGTACGACTGGCAGCGGCCCACGGATATTGTGTCGAAGCTGGAACACTGGAAAGAGCAGAACAAAACCCTTCGCTTTATGGCGACGGAAATTTCGATCAACGCAGACGTATTCATCGAGACGTTCAACTACGAATACTTCGGCGTTGGGCATTGCTCCTACACGCTCGGCCTGACCACGCGCCGGAAGCTGACGATCCAGACCGTACAGGCCCCCACGCCTCCCAACGATCCCGACCCCGAAGAGGAAGATCCTGAGGAAGAAGAAAAGCAGTACGGCACGGTAAAGACCAACGGAAGCAACCTGAATGTGCGTCGAAAGGCTTCGACAAGCAGTAAGATTCTTGGCAAACTCAAGAACGGTTCGAAGGTTGAAATCCTTGGCAAGTCGGGCAACTGGTACATCATCCCATATTCTTCCGGCGACAATGGCAAAGCGTATGTCTACGCAAGCTATGTCAAGATCGGCTCCGGCTCTTCCAACCCATCGAATCCACCGAGCAGCAGCAAGCCGCCGTCCTCCGGTTCCAATCCGAGTTCCTACACGGTAAAGAGCGGCGACAGCCTTTACTCCATCGCAAAGGCAAAGCTGGGCGACGGAACGCGCTACACCGAAATCTACAACCTGAACAAATCGGCCATTGATGCGAAGAATGCCGGAAAGAACTGCAGCAAGTACACGATCTATGCTGGCATGACGCTCAAGCTGCCTGCCAAGTAAAGGTGGTGAGAGCATGGCAGTAGTAGACCTCGCGACCGTAAAATACTATGTTGTTGCCGTCCTGAAGGACGGCAAACAACTGCATTTGGAGAAAGTCGCGGAGAACATCGCATGGGAAGAGAACGAAAAAGAACTGGCCGTCCGGCTCAACCTCACCCTGAGAGACGTCCCCTACAACGGCGGGCGGCTTTCTGAGGTGCTGGCGCTGTGCACGGTCATTTACCTCTATTCGGACTGGGGAACCGGGCAGCAGGAAGTCTTCCGTGGGACGATCTGGAAATGGGGACATTCCCAGACACATGATGATTCGATCATCATCACGGGATATGACCTGCTGTTTTATCTCCAGAAGTCCACTGACAGCAAGTATTACGCAAAGGGCAAAAGCACGAAAAGCATCGTCAGCGACATACTGGGTGATTGGAAAGTGCCGCTCGGAGAGTATACTGCGGCCAATGAAACCCATGAGAAAATCCTCTACAAAAACCGTACCATTTCCGCTATGCTGACGGATACTCTGGAAGATGCCCGGAAGCTGGGCGGCAAGAAGTCATTCATCCGCGCATCGAAGGGAAAGGCTGATTTCCTTGCCTATGGCAGTAATACGGACATCTACTCCTTTACTGCGGAGTCAAACCTGACCATGAGTGACGATGATTTCGACATGACTCCGCTGGTCACCCGCGTACAGGTACTCGGCAAGGATGACAAGAATGGCCGTCCGAAGGTTGAAGCGACCATCAATGGCAAGACGGAGTACGGCATTCTTCAGCGCAGCGTCGTCAAGGGCAGCTCGACTCTGAAAGAGGCAAAAGCCGAAGCTCAGAGCATGCTTGACGAGAAAGGCAGCCCTACCCGCACGATCAGACTCCGCTCCCCGGAATTCCCGCTCATTCGCAAAGGCGATCTTATCTACGTTACGACCGACCAGATGAAGGGCTATTTCCACGTCAAGGGCATATCCCACAACGCAACCAATATGACCATGCAGATGGAGGTGGAACCCAAATGAGCAAGGGCGATAACAGTCCCGGCCTCAGCCGCCTCGCTGGTGTCATGAGGGATCTTGCGAACAAGGACAGGGACACAGCTCTCGTCCTTGACTTCGGAACCATACAGGGCGACGGCAGCCTATTGACCAACACCTATCCGCTTCCCATCCCGAAAAGCGACTATATCGTATGCCGACACCTCAAGAGCTGGGAAATCACAAAGAGTACCAATTCCCGCAGTGTCGGCGATCACGGAGAGCATTCCCACAGCTTCACCATTGAACGCCGGGAACGCCTGAAGAAGGGCGACCGCGTGTTGGTGGCGTGGGTTCAGAACGACGCTGTTGTGGTGGACGTAATACTCCCCGCAGAAAGCGTATTGTGATGGAGGTGGTATAGTTGGCAAACGAAACCCTTTACCCGGTATTTGATATACCGAGCATCAGAACTCAAATAGACGCGGAGCAGGTTTTCAAACCGGCTCCGTATTTTGATTTTGAAACAGGCGACTTCCTGCGCGACAGTACCGGCCATGTCCTCATGGCTGACGGCTACCAATCCTACAAGATATGGGTGTTAAAGGCGTTAAAAACGCAGCTGGACGCTTGCCTGTGTTACTTGGACTTTGGCATTGACCTCGAAGGAGCGTTCGCAGAAACGGCGCGGAAAGCCTCTGAATCAGTGCTTGAAAGAACCATCACGGAAGCCCTGCTCATCAATCCGGGAACGGAGCGAATCTATGAATTCGCCTTTGTTTGGGCAGCAGATACCGTGGAAGTGTCGTTCGTCGTCAAGCCTCGCAACTGGGCGGCATTCGACATCAACTTCAATGTTGCCAGCAGGAGGTGAATTTGTAAGTGGAATTTGAAACGACTTATGTGCCGCCGCGAGCGATATCTGAGATGGACGATGATGTTATTCACGCTCGAATGCTCATGGTTATCCCGGACAATATCGACAAGACAAAGGGTGGATTCGCTCACGACTTCACCCGACCGGCAGCACTGGAAAAGGCTGAAATGCTCATGGTCATCAATGAGGCCATACAGATATTCTTCCCGGAGTGGTCTTATGGCGGCTACCTCGACCTGATCGCGAAGAGAGCGCACCTTACGAGAAAATCTGCGACGTATGCCGAGGGCTATGTGGATGTTACTGGCGTCCCCGGCACGGAAATCCCAGAGGGCTTCATCTTCTCGACTCCCGCAACGGCAAGCACCTCGAACATCGAGTACGCCGTCGTTGAGCTGGCAGTCATTGACAGCTATGGCGAAGCCCGCGCGAAGGTCAGATGCACGCAGGAAGGAACCATCGGAAATGCAGCACCGGGCAGTGTCATCCTCATGGCGACGCAGATCAGCGGCATTGAGACCGTTACGAACAAAGAACACATCACTGGCGGTACGGAGCGTGAAAGCGACGACAGTCTGCGCACGCGCATCGAAGAATACGACCGCAGCGGCAGCGAATCCTACGTCGGCTGTGATGCGGACTATATTCGTTGGGCAAAGGAAGTGGACGGCGTCGGTACGGTCCGCGTAGTCCCGGAATGGATGGGCAAGGGAACCGGCACGGTCAAGGTCATTATCATGGACGCGAACGGCAACCCCGCCAATCAGGCCATTATTGATGCGGTGTATCACCACATCATCAGCACCGAAGAAACCAGAGAAGATGACCGCCTCGCTCCGATTGGAGCGATTTTAACTGTTTCTACCGAGGAACCCGTCCAGATCAGCATATCGGCCACGCTGTTGCTGGAACCCGGCGCGGATATCGTTGAGATTGAAGCAGCATATCGGGAGGCGCTGCACACCTACTTCAACGAAGCAAAGCAGGAATCTTGTGTCCGATACACGAGAATTGCCAGTGTGCTTTCCGAGACGGTTGGCGTGCTGGACTATTCTGATCTGACCCTCAACGGCAGCATCAGCAATATCCCGATTACTGTCAATGACTTCCCGACCATCGGAAGCCTCACTCTTGTTGATTCGGCGCAGCCTGTCATACCGGATGACGGCGGCGATGACACTGAAGAGCCGACCGATGAACCCACGGACGAACCCACCGACAATCCCACCGAGGAACCTACGGACAATCCGACCGACGATACTCTTGAGAACGAAGAATCCACTGACACTGGCGAAGAGGTGATCCCGGATGGAACGGAGTCGTGACCGAATCATTACGTCGCCCACGGCTGAACGAATGCTCAGTCGCGTATCGCCGATATACGATGAAAGCTATGTGGGTCTGTGGACTTTTGAAGCCATTGGCCGTGGATACGACGAACTTTGGGAGATCGTCAACACGTTCCCTGACCAGCTCTTTCCTGAGACAGCAACTTGGGGCTTGGTACTCTGGGAACGTCGTTATGGCATCGTGACCGATGAAACGATCCCGCTTGAAGACAGGCGACAGGCGGTTCTCGCGGCACGGGATGCAACGAACCGCTTCACTCACTACCACCTCGAAGCCTACATCACCAGCAAAACAGGTGGAACGGCCCGCGTTATTGACAACGTCGGGCCGTATACCTTCGGTGTGAGGGTGGAAGCGGAAAAAGGCATTGCCGCCGTCGATATGCTGGATTTGCAAGCCTACATCATGTCGCACAAGCCCAGCCACCTCACATGCAAGATCATGTTCTATACGGAGAAGAGCATGCGAGTCCACATTGGATTCGCCGTCCACAGTGGCGTATGGTCGCGCTTCCTGATGGAGGGTGTGGACTTTGAAGCCCTCAAGAACCAAAGGCTTGTGGACGAGCTGGACGCGAGTCTTGCAGACGAACACGGAAGCATCCTGTTCGAGTGACAAGGAGGTTGAAATATGATTTCATCTACGCCCAAACTCACCGATGCCGGAAACGATATCCTGATTCGCGGCATGTGTGGTGAGAGGATTACGTTTACCCGATTCAAGGCCGGTAACGGTGAACTGCCTTTGAACAGCGACGGCATGGAACTGACCGACCTTATCAACCCCATTCTGGAGTTCGGCATTTCCGAAATCGACACTTCGGAAGAAGGATACGCGAGGCTGATCGGCAAGTTCGACAGCTCGGATATCACGGCAGATTTTCGCTGCCGGGAATTCGGCGTGTTCTGCAAAGGTGAAGGAGAAGATGCACCGGAAGTGCTTTACGCCTACACCAACGACGGGGACAACTCCGGCATGCTCCGCGCAAATGCAACGGACGTACTGTCCGAGCAGACGATTGAGCTGATCGTCGTCATTGACAAAGCGATGCAGGTCACGGCGCTCATTTCTCCCTCTGTCCTGTATGCGTCCAAGAGCGAATTTGACGAACATGTCAACGACTTCGAGAACCCGCACAAGACAACGAAAGAACAGGTCGGACTCGGTAACGTAGCAAACGTTACCCCGGAGGATATGGCTCCCGAATGGGAAATTTCCGCGCAGACCACCACGCAGGAAATCAACCCCCGCGAAACCATGTCGAATATGCTCGGCAAGATTGCTAGAGCAATCAAGAATCTTATCGCCCACATTTCCAACCGCAACAACCCCCATGAGTCCACCTATGAACAGGTGGGCGCAGCGGCGAAATCCCATAACCATTCTGCTGCCGACATCAACTCCGGCGTCCTTGGCTTGCCGCGTGGCGGTACGGGCGTAACCACTCTTGCGGAGCTTCAGAAGTTGATCGGAGGTCAGATCAAGATCGGATCTTATACCGGCAATGGTGGTGGTGACAGGGAAATCAGTCTTGGCTATGCCCCGGATGCTTTGATTTTTGCAAGCTCTAGTGCTACGAGGGCGATGCCTGACCCGCAATGCTATTTCCTTACGAAGGACATCCAAGTATTCAGCACAGGTCACGGCGGCCATGCGGTCGGCCCTCAGACTTGGGATTCTTCCTGTAGCAAGCTCATGATTACCACAAAAGGATTCAAGGTCGATACCACGCTGAATCAAAGTGGTTGGACATATGTATATGCAGCCATCAAGGTTGCTCAGTAAGGAGGGAACAAAGTGGCAACCAACAAGATTACCGAAAAAGCACAGGTGCAGACGCTCAAAGAAGCGGCCAGTGTGCTGATCACGCAGCTTGAAACGGCTGAAGACGGTTCGGAGGTTGAGTCTCTGCGCCGTGCGACGCTGGAAGTGCTGGTCGCTGCGCTGCGCAATAAGGGCGTCAACGACGGGTACGTCTCTCAGGCGAATCTCGACAAGATGAAGCCTGACCTTGTGCGCAACATCGAACAGGTGCCGGAGGTGGGCATTAAGGTCACGTTCTGGGATGCGACCACGCTGGAAATCCCCATTGACAGCGGCGGTCTGGCCTTTGATACCGTCACCTACGATCAGGTAAGCGGGTATCTGCACATCCTGCTCGAAGGACAGGATGTGGTCAGCCCGTGCTTCATCGGCGGCGGTGGCGGCTCCGGCGCA